AACCCAGTAAGCCCAGCGATTACGAACTTATTATCCTGTAGGTCTTTTCTTACAAGTGAAACGATCACGGCGAGAACGCCAGTAAGAGCGCCAACCTGCAACGCCTTTATCCAATGTGGCAATGATAGGGCAAGCACGTTTCCTTGAACCATTGTCAAAAGACAAGCGGGGAAAGCCTCAGAAACCCTGTTCTTAAAGATCAAAAACTTTTCTTTAATCATCGCTTATTCCTCTCTTCCATCAGTTTTACCCGCACCTGAAGGTCGTGGAGATCCTTGTAAATCTCCTCCTTCATCTGATGCCTACGGTCAGCCGAGATCGGGCTGTCGGTCGGCGTGCCTTCGTTCGTAATCAGCGCCGGCATCTTGGACTCGATGTTCACCAGCCGAGTCTGAAACGAGGATACCTGCCCGAGCAGCCACGCAATCGCGGCGATCAGGACAGGCACCATCATTTTGACTACTTCGTTGAAATTCACTTGTAGAACAACTGGTGAACAAGGATCAGCGCCATGCCGCCAAGCAGGCTGTACCCGACGGTGCGGATCAGTTTGTTGATCGAGTGCATCTCACGCTTGATGTCGGCATGAGTGCTTAGGATGCCGTTGTAACGCTCCGCGCACACCGCTTCGTGAGTGCCTTGGGCCATTTCAACTTTCCTCAGTCGGTCAAACATCTCTGCGTCCGGCTGCATAATTATTAGTTAGGCCATGCAAGAGTTGGAAGATGCGGCTCAACATCCGCATAGCTGGACGGAACCGGGATGGTGCCTGCCTGGACTTCATGCAGGTACGAGATCAGCGCAGACCACGTTGCGTCACGCTGCGTCAGGCAGTATTGGCCCTCGATCTTGAACTTGGTCGTCGGGCTGTCCGCGTAGGACACCGCTGACAGGATGCCGTCGTAACCGCGAGTAGCCGCAAACGCATCAAGGCGAGCTTGGGTGGCGGAGACGATGCTGTTGTAGAGCGTCTCGCGCTCTTTAATTGGCGCTTGCTCTTTTAAAGCGTCAATTTCTACCGCTTCTTCCGGTGTCGCATCGCGCTCTTTCTGGCAGCGTTCAATCTCGTCCCAATAGCAAACTTTGTACGTCATTTTTGCACCTTAAGAATTGCTATATCCGTAAATACGGATTTTTCCAGTAGCCGAAAAATTGGCTCCTGTAGACCAGTAGAACCTTATTCCAGAAACCGACGCGGCTTTTATGTATCCAATATATCCCAAACTTGCAAAAGCGCCTGAAGATGAATTGATATTGTTTGTAAAAGATGTATTTCCCCACTTCATGTTTGTGGAGTCATTGACATTGAATATGTTTATAAAGCCGCTGCCATATCCTGTGTTTTGTTGATATATCTGAAACGACGTAGAAGTTGCCGTTGTTTCGCTACTATTATTGGCTGAAATGTAATTTGATGCCGTATCTGCAACTCCCGAGTTTGCAAAACGAATTTGCAAAGAAGGAGACGACGTGTAAGAAGCAGGGGCAATGTTGTCAACCATAATCAAATAATTATCGTAGGTTGACGTAAACGTGCTTAAAAAATCCACGTTTGCCGCCGCAGTAGGCGTGATTGTTGCAAGCAGAGTCAAGGCACCTGCACTGGGGGTTGTCCATGTAGGGGCCGCGCCCGTACCCGCAGAAGTCAGAACCTGACCCGACGTGCCAACACCCGACATACTCCGCAGCGACAGACCCGACGTGCCGTTCCACAGCGCAAGGCCGTAGTCGGTCGAACTTGCGGGACCGCTGACCGGACCACTGCCTGAGACGACAGCGACGCCGTTGACGTACAGGCCCGTGGCGTTAATCGTGCCAGCGCCCTTGTCGCCGCCCGTGGGGGAGCCGACAACGAAGCTGCCCGTGTTAGTCCAGGTCGTGCCGCTGACGGTGAAGCCAGAGGCCGAGGTCAACTGCTTGGTGCCGGTGAGGTACGCAACACCGTTGGCGCTGCCGGCGGTCGAGATGAACGTGCCGGTAAGGCTGGTGCCGTCGAACGTCATGTTCGCACTGCCAGCAAGAGCGCCGCTGGAGTTGAACTGAACCTGCGTATTGGAACCCGCCGCCGAGCCGCCGCTTGCCGCGACGCTCTGAAGCTGGAAGTTCGTGCCGTCGTAGACGACCGTGGCGACCTGGCCGGCAGCAATCGCACCGGCAGAGATCGCAGCGCCCGCAGGCGTCACGATGCTCTTGGTGCCGAGGCTGTTCACGTTCAGGGTGGACGCGCCGCTGTTGGCGTTTGCCGCCTTGAACGAGATCGTAAGGCCAGCCGAGTAGGCTACGGTGGCGGGCGATGAGAACGTAACCGAGTACGCGTTTGCAGCACCCGTATCCACCGCATAGTTGGTGAAGTTCAGGGTGCTGTTGACCGCAGTAGCAAGCTGCGTGAAGTTCGCATCAAGCTGAGAGAGCGGGATCGGACCCGCTTGCGCTGCGAACGTATTAGAGACGATGACTGATGCTGACATGCCCGTTCCTTACCACCGCTTACGCAGCGTGTAGTCCATCATGTTTGCGTTGAGTTCGTATACCGCGCCAGCCGCGACCGAGCCGGTAAGGCCGACGTACTTGCCGTAACCGCCAAGCGAGTCGCCGTAATACAGAAGGTACGATCCGGTGTACCAACTGACAATCGCGTTGGAGTTGTTCTTCCAACTTGTGATCGAACCGGAGTTATTTGTCCAGTAAACAAGGCCGGCGGTCTGGGATACGAACGAATTGGAAGCATTCGGCGTATCCAGCGAGAGCGTGACGTTACCTGCCGTCGTGACCGTGATCTCAGCGCCCGCGCGGAACACTTCCTTGTCCGACAGCGAGTCCTCCATCGGCCATAGCGGAGTCATCCACCGGGTCGCCTGGGAACTGGCCGTGTTCTGGTACAACTGGTACAGGACGTTGCCGATGAAGCCGAACATCACCGGGCGGTTCGACTTGATCGCGCCGGCAACGAAGGTCAGGTTTCCGTAGTTCGCAAACCACCACTTCTTGTCGAAGTAGTTCGCAACGATGGTCCTGGTGCCGAACACCGGGTCGTTGGTCTGCTTGATGAGGAAGCCGGCCTGAAGGATGTTCTGAACCTGCGCCGCGCCGCCAGAGATCGAAAACGACGTGTCGATCCACTGGATCGTGCCGTCGATATCGTCCGAAACCTTCTCTGCCGTCACACCCGACAGCCGCCAGAGGCCATAGGTGTTGGCGAACATCAGGTCGCGGTTGTACACGAACACCGAGGCCGGCTGGTCGCAGCCGATATTGGCCTGCACGTTCAGGACCGTGAATACCGGGGCCGGCGGGGACGCGCCTGACGGGATGTACACGTCCGAGATCACGAAGATCGACGACTTGCCGAGGATGTACAGGTAGCCCGAGGCGCTAAACAGGCGAGTCGATTCACCGCGCAACTGCGGGTCGGTCAGGATCTGGGTGATCGCGCCATTGACCAGCGTGAAGTCGGTCACACTGTTGATCGCGCTGACGTACAGCGCACGGCCCGAGTACAGCCAGACGCGGTTAGAGAAAACCGCGATGTCGGGACTGACCGGAGTGCCGCCGGGGATGATGCCGCCCGTGATCGGGCCGGTGAACGTCGTGCCGTCCCAGGAGTAATACCCGGTCGTGTCGTAGAAGAGGATGTACTGACTCTTCCACTGGTCCATGCGAGAGTTCGCGCCGGACAGCAATTTGCCGACATTGATCTGCGCCGAGGTGTTCGCCGCAATGTTGTAGGCAAAAACCTTGCCGTTGCTGGCAAAGCAGATCAGGTAGTCGGTCGAATTGATGTTGGCGTATTCGGCCCAGTAGATCGAATCTGAGCCGTAGTTCACCAGCGCCGACGAAATGTCGGCAACCGTGTGCAGGTTGCCACCGCCAATCGGGATCAGATTGGTCAGGTCGTAGAACGTGTCCTGCGGGATGGCCGTGCGAGAGTTCTTGGTAAAGACCCCGCGCCATTCGCGGAAATACTTGGTCCTTACCTGATTCTCGCCTTTCTGTACCGATTCCTTCTGCTGGGCGGGCATTGGACCCCCAGCTTACTTGGCATACGGATCGGGGATGATCCGCATCTGGAAGGCGACCGATTCGGTCTTGATCTGAGCCAAGTACATCTTCTTGAACATCTCAGCCTCAGCAATAGCCTGCTCGCGGAACTTGGCGAGATACGCCGCGTAGTACTTTACGGGCGTCGTAAAAGGCTCTGGGATCGGTTCTGGGCTGGAATCGGACGACAGGGCAGGCGGCACAAGGGCCACGTCCCAATCGCTCTGATATGACGTGTCCGGCTGCGGGCCGATGTAGACCGACAGAGCGCCCAAGCGGCTGTAGCAGACCGGGCGGGACTGCATGTTGCTCCAGTACCGGAACTGCACGTCGAACCGGGTCCAGGGCAGGTACGCGAGCTTGATGCGCGTCGAACCCCACAGGATGTTGATACCCATCACGTCGATGATGGTGTATCCCGTGAGGGCGGTCGGCATGGTCAAAGACGCAAGGTTGTACTGTTCAGTACCCTGCGTGAGCGTCACGAAATTGACGATCTGCTGACGCAGGCACCGGGTGTCTTTACACACCCGGTTCCTAGCATCATTGATGTAGTCGGTCAGTTCAGTATCAGACCAATACTGACCGCTGGGATCGTGCAGAAGCCTGCGGACTTGAGTGATGTACGTCGAAAGTTGCACTCAGCCTCCGCAAAACTTACAGATCCCCTACAGCATCCTCCAAGTCCTGAGCATCAGCCGGGGACGGGGCCGAAACCCCGTCCCCGTCATCCGCATCAGCATCAGCCAGGGGGGTTGGGCTGCTGATCTTGGGACGACCGCGCTTCTTAGCGGCAGTCGAGATACTAACCGAAGGATTCGGAACTTCGTCAAACTCAATCTTGTCGAGGCGAGACAGGGCTTCCTCGTAGTCGCCCTTAACAAGCCAACCGAGCCGGTGAAATGCGTTCGTTTTGTCCTCAACGCCAAATCCGAAGATATGCGTTGCGACAGACTGATGCACGTCAGTCGGATCGTTGACCTTAAACTCGTAGTCCTTGCCGTCAAACCGGCCCCGAATCTTGGATTCAGTCCGGTTGACGACACGGATGTACTCAGACAGATCGAGCGTACTCATCCCAAACCCCCCTTATCGACTTAGGCGCAGATCGAAAGATACGACGTTGCCGTCGTACCATCGGCCCACAGCGCGTCATACGGCCCAAACCGGACCTGACCACCCGCCGAAGCCGCCAGCATCTTACGCAGCGTCGGAGCCGGCGACGGCGTGTTGCCCGTCGTGGCGTCCAGCGGCGGGTTGTTGTTGCCCGGCGAGTAGTAAGCGTTGGCGTTCGCGCCGAGCGTCAGGTTAACGCACTGAGCAGTGCCGTAGTACGGAATCGTCGTGCCGGCAGGCAGGTTCGACGCCGAGGACAGCAGAGCCGACTGGAACACCGGGTAGAACACCGGGATGCCGGTCATCGACGTGATCGTCGCCGCCGTCACCGTCGTATAGATGGTGATCGACGTGCTGGTCGGGATCGACAGGATGCGGAAGGTGTTACCAACCAGCACGCCCGTACCCGTCAGGCCCGAGGTCGAACCGCCGAACGTGATGAAGTAGTTCGGCAGGACGTTCGCGGACGGGCTGAAGGTCAGACCGTGAGCCGCGTTGAACGTGATCGTGGCGATGTTGTTCGACGCCGAGAACGTCGCACCGGCACCAGCCGGAATCACAAACTGAGCGGTGGACTGTTCCGTGAAGAAGTCCAGACCGCCGACTGCAATCTTAAGATCAGACATTGCGGCGCTCCTTAGATCGTGACCGAACCGACGTTCGTGACCTTAACGCAGGTCTTGGGCTTCGTCAGCACCAGTTCCGCGATGGTCAGCACAGCGCCGATGTAGCCAAGCTGATAGTTGGACAGCAGCGACTCAAAGCCCGTGAACGCAAACGACGCCTGGTCGTGAACGTACAGGTTCAGGTAGTTGCTGTTGAGGAAGTAAACCGTGCCTTCCGGGCAGTACGGGTCGGCGTAGATCGGAACGCCGGCAACGTCGAGGGCGCGGAACGCCGAACGCGGGCGGTCAGCATCCGAGTCGAAGCCATTGCCCGGCTGGATCTGGTACGACTCAGCACCAACGAAGTCGTTAGCGAGGCCGAGCCAGGTGCCGATACCGCAGACGCCCATCGTCGGCATTTCAGCGCCGTACTTCTGGGTGGCGGCGATGTACTTGAGCGCCGTCTGGCGGGTCAGGTTCGCAGCCGAGTTGTTGTACAGTTTCGACTGCCACCACGGATACGCCGTACGGTTGATGTTGCCGTAGGTGACGAGGTTCGTGCCGTCGTCAACCGCACCCGGCAGGCCGCCGAGCTGCTGCGTGTTGCTGGTGTTGTTGTACAGAGCGTTGGCGAACGCATCGACCATCGAGTTGGTCGCGTCGTTCATACGCGCTTCGATCAGCGGCACAATCGCGTGGTCCATCTGGACCGCGCCTTCCATGCCGAGGAACGGGATCGGCGTAACAATCGCCTTCAGGTTGAATTCACCCAGGAACGCGCCCTGCTGGGCCTGCGGCTGGTTGAACGAACCCGAGTAATCAGTCCACTGCGAGTTCACGAACGGCTGGCCCTGAACCGGGACCGAGACGCTCGAAACACCGCCCGAAGCAGTCTGCGAGTTAGCCAGCAGCGCCGCGATCAGCGGAGACGACTGGTAAATCTGCACCACCATCTTCGGGATAAATGCGCGGCGAGTGACGTACGAAAGCTCATTCGCAATCGGGCCAGCAGCCGGCACAATGCCCTGTCCAAATACCGCCATGATTAAATACTCCTAATCATTTGTGCCGCACTTCCCCCGCAGCGGTTAAAAATTACCGACCAAAACCCCGAGAAGCCTTCAATTCATTGATGGCTTCAAACGCCGCGCTGCGGGCAAACTTGTTCTTGTCCGCCCACAGTTCTTTACCCGAGGGAAGCGACATCGGGGTGACGGCTTCCGGGGTCGGGGGCGCAAGAGATTTCTGCGCCCTCGCATACTTGATCGCCGTATCGTAGCTACCGATGGCTTCAGTCTCCATCAGCTTTTCTACTTCATCCGGCTCAAGACCCGCCTCGCGGATCTTGGAATGAGCATCCGCGCGACGCTGCTGGAGCATCTGCGCGGTAGCCTTTTCTTCCTGTTCACGGAACTTCGTCTCAAACTCTTCGCGCTGCTTGGCGAGAGCTTCCTCAAGATCGAGGTCAGGAGCCGCCATGTTCGGGAACTTCTTTTTCGCTTCGCGCCGGATCGACTTCTCGATTTCCGGGTTCTGCTTAACGAAAGAGAAGAGCCGAAGCGCCTGCTCCTGCTGTTCCTGAGTCAAATCTTCAAGTGAAGCCATGTGAACATACCCCCCTTAGGTATCAATACTTCTTGAACGGCACGTTCGACTGCGTGTTACCCGGAGTCTTGACCTTCATGTCGTTGGTCATGACGCCGCGCGCATTGCCGCTCTTCAGGCCGCCGAACTGCATGTAGCGGGGCGGGTTGCGAATCTTGTCGCTGGTCGAGCCGTTGTCCTGCGGGTTACGGATCGTAAGCGACGCAGAAGGATCAAAAAGACGAGTGCCAGGCATGGTCGTTTCCTCACATCGGAGTCGGAAGGGGAGCCGGACCCGCCGGCATCGGAAGGCCCGGAGGCGGCTTACCCGGCCCCGCCAGACCTGACAGCGCCTGCATGATCTCAGCAGGCATCAATTCTTTGTCCTTGCCTTCGGTATCACCGAAAGCCTTGGTCAGGGCCGTGATGGCCTTCATGACCGCCTTGCCCTCGTCAGTCGTCGGGGCAAAGGTCTGGAGAGATTGGGTGAGCTTTTTCAGGATTACCTGAATATCGGCCTTGCCACCGGCAATGTTCCCTTCCTTGCGGGAGGGGGTCATCATCGGTCCACCACCGGGGCCGGAAACGGGAGGAGCGCCGCCAGGCATGGCCTGCGGCGGGGGCGGACCACCAGCGCCGGGGGGCTTACCGCCGCCACCGCCTAGTGCTTGCATGAGTTCCGGGGGAACGCTCATGGAAATCCCTTTTAATCCCGTTCGATGTCTGTGTCAAATAAAAAGCCGGCGGGGTGTGTGAAGCTCCGCCGGCTCCCGTTATATCGGGACAGTCGTTGCGACTGGATCACACCACCCCTAGGGGTCTGCGTTCAGCCGGCAAGCGCATTACTTGCGCTTAGCCTTGCGACCGCCACGACGAGCCTTGCGAGCCTTCGCCATGATGAATCTCCTTCACCTGTGCCTGCCCCCCTAACACCCTGCGAGATGCCGCGTTACCGCCGCATCTTGCGCTTGGACGACCGCTTACCGCGCTTCATTTGGCACCTTTGAGTTGACGGACATTGCCACCACCCTGCGCCTCAATGGCTTGCTGCTGCTGGCGCTGTTGCGCTTCCGCAGCCTCCATCTTGGTTAGGCGAAGTTTTAGCATTTCCTTCATAGGTACGTCAATCAAATCAAGCAACGACTGCCGGTCGATAACCTTTGCCTTCAGCAGTTCAAATGCCAAGGCACGCTGATCTTCCATGAAAATCGGGCTGTTTGAGTGCGCGTCCACCTTTACAATGTACTTGTCGGTGAACTGGTCCGCGATGAATTCGATGCCGTCGTCAGACCGAACTCGCGTCGGGCTGTAGACCTTCATCAGTTGCAGGAAAAGATTCGCCAGCTTCTCAAGCTGATCCTCGATGATGAGCGCACGCTTCTTGGCGCGAGCGCTGCCGAGGCGGGCAAGGCTTGAGGCGTGGGACTGCGAGCGAACGCCCGCTTCACCGCGACCGGACATGACGTTCGTGATGCCCGTCATTTCCTCAAACATGCCGTCGATCTCGCGGATTTCCTTGTACAGATCCTCTGGGATGCGAGGCTGGATCGTCTCCATCTTCGCGCCCGGCATGTCTGCGCTGATGACGCCAGACGGGCTGTCCAGCGTGTCCGCGATCTCGTCAATGCTGCCCTGGAAACCCGAGCCGAACTTCGGCGGGCGGGCCTGCAAGTTCAGCATGTGCGTGATCTGCTCGATGCGGTCGTTACGCATCTTCTGGAGCGGGATCAGGCGATCCACTTCGCTGTAGCCCCAGAAATAATCATGCGACGGGTTAGGGGAAATCTGGATGAACGGAATTTCGTTCTTCACAAACATGCTGGCAAGCGGGCGGTCGAAAATAACGACGCCCGGCTCCGCCATCGTGACGATGCGGAAATCCTTAATCTCATCGTCAAAAACGTACAGTTCCGTCATCCGCACAAGCGCTTCTGCGACCTGCGGCTTGTACTTATTCGCCTGACCCAGATCCAGGTTCACGTTGCCGATCATGTTCGGCGTGGACTGGCTGGTGACGATGCGATCCATCACGCTGGTCGTATCGTTCTCAGTCGGACGCGGCGTCGGATTGATCGCCTTCAGGATGCTGTCGAGGCGAGGATGCGGGATCTGCCGCAGTTCAAACTCAAGCTGGCTCTGCGTCACGAAATACGAGTGCGTGAACGCTTCCTGACGCCACAGGCCCGAAACGTCCTCGCGCAGCACGCCGATGTCGTGCGGCTCAACGAGGAACGGTTCGATCTGGCCGGCGTTGATACGCAGCTTCACGAACATGCTGCCGTAGCAGTGCGACCACAGCGAGGCGCTGGAGAAAATCAGGTCCGTGTTGGCGAGGTGCCATTCCTGATTCAGCAGCCGCATCAGCGGCGCTACCTGAGCCTTGGCGAGATCCGAGGCCGACGGGGACAGATCAATCGAGAACCGCGTCGTCTCGCTGGAGTAGACCAGCGCATTGACCTGCTCGATGTGGCTGTAAATCTTGTTTACAACGTGATCGCCGCCTTCCGGGCCGCAACCGTACAGGAAAAACAGCTTCCAGTAGTTGTAGGACCGGCGGCGCTCTTCACGCGAAGCGTTGCACTTGGCGGCAAGCTCGACGTAGAAGGAAAACAAGTCTTTATGCGGGGGCAGTTGCATCGTTAGTCGCCTTTGTAGCTACCCTGGATCTTGGTCGGCAATTCCTTGGGAAGCGCCGCCCCTGCCAGCGCATTTCCGTCCATCATACCGAAATTCTGGGCGCTAATTTGAGTCGGCTGGCCCGCAGCACTCTTGCCCGGCACGTCTACCCAGCGAGTTGAGAAGTCCGTCCCGCTACGGAGGTTCTCCATGAGGCTCTTGCCATCATCGCGGCCCACTTTCAGGTCCGAAAGCCCGAAATCATGGGCAATTTCACGCTGCAAACCGTCCATCCGCCCGGTCGCTACCCCCCGGATGGACGGCGCAGTCCGAAATTCTCGCGTAACAAAGCGCGGCGAGCAGCCCTTCGGGCATTTTGGGTTCCGGTCGCTCTTAACGAACTCCTCGAAAGCCCCGTGCGCCTTGCAATAAAACTCTTTCAGTACCGCCATACCCCCTCCTTAACGCTTACCAAATGGGTTTGTCAACCGGGTCCGCCCCTCGCGGTCGCCCCTCAATCTCACGTTATCGGTCCTTTTCAGGCCGATTTGAAGCCCCTGATTCGTGAAAAACAGCCTTCCCTGATAGACGGGAGGGCATGGCAAGGGCTTCGGATCGTCCGTAGTGCCTATTTTTGCCCCGTAAAACTTGCCTTTTGGGCCGAATCGACCGCCTACGACGATGATTTCCCCGGCAATCACCAGCTTCAGCATCTTGGTACGGATCATCCGGTATTGGAAGTTCCAGCGCCATTCCTGCTTTCCGTACACGAACTTGATGAATCCCCAGCACGCATTGTCTGTAGAAAGCCCTGTCGCCATCGCTAGGGCGTTTTTCTTCCTGTAAAACGGACTGCAATCATTGTCAATGAGCCACTTGAACACGAAACGGATGTGGTCGTCGGACCACACAAGGTCGTTTGAGAACCCCTTCTTCGTGATGCTGGGTTTAACGTCGTCCGTTAAACGAAAATCAAGCAACGTCATGTGCGAGTGATCTGCCTGTTCCTGCTGACCTTAACCGTGCTGGTCACTTCGTTCTTGCTGTGCAGGACACCGATGTCACGCAAGTACTGACGCACAAGGCGCGGTCCTGCGATCTGGGTAGCGCCCAAGTTCTCTTCGATCTTGCGCTGTTCCTCGTTGCTCCACAGCAAGCCCTGGCTCATCAGCTTCGTGCGGACCTGATCGTTCCACGCAAGAATTGCCAACGCGGCAGCGATCACACGGTCGTCCTTCATGTGACCCGGCGCACACGGGGCGCTGCCAGCCTCACGCTGAATCGAGGCCATTTCAGACACCAGATCGCGGCTGATGGGCTGCGCCATCTTGCGCTCCACATAATCGCGGTAGGTGTTCATCATGCGCTCTTTCATCTGAAAGTTGGTCTGCGTGTGCAGCGCACCCGGCGTTCCATAGATGCTGTCGTACTTGCGGTACATGAAGTCCCGCATCGACCCCAGCACGTCCTTCAGGACCGGGCGCTGAGTCGCAGACCCGAACGCCTTCTCCTTCCGCATGTTCTGAATCTCGTTCAGCACCGCATGGCCGGGACCAGAGACTTCCAAGTTGAACGTACACGGGCTGTACGCGCCGCACAGGTACGCGATGGCCCACGCGAACTGACTGGTCGTGATCTCGTAGTCCACATACTCAGCGACCTGTTCCGCGCGGTCGCCCCACACACGCCAGACGCTGATGACAAACCCGTCAGCGTTTTCGCTCGATCCGTAGGCCGGGTCCGCACCCAGCACATAGAACGCGTGCTTCTCTGGGTTCTTCCACACGGAGAGCGTCGCAGTCTTTGCGTTTGCCTGAATGACCTGCGTGTCTACAAAGTTGTCCTTGTAGGTCAGCCGGTAGTACTCAGGGTTCGCCTGCTTGTTTGTCTCCTGATACAAGCGGCTCAGTTCCGTGCGGCTGAAGAACTGAGCGCCCGAAGCCTGGAACGCCTGCGTCTCAGTCCACGGATATTCCTGAAGCGCCATCACCTCGTCGGTCTGCTGTTCAGCGGTGAGCCAGCGCCACCAAGTGACCTGCTCGTCATCAATCTCAACGCCGTACAGACCCTTGACCTCTTTGGCCCACTCTCGTTCCTGCGAAGTGAACCGGCCCTTGTGGCCGTAGTACGTTTTGTACAAATAGTCGTCGCGGTTGATGCGATACATCTGGTTCGCCCACCACGACACGAAAATCTCTTTTGTCGCCGCCGCCCGCTTGGCATCTTCCCACTGGTCGTAGAACAGGTTCTCAAATCCACGCGCGGTGGACTCCCAGTGATACAAACGGTTCGGGTTCTTCTGCGCGAGCGCCGCTCGCAGCGATGCGAAGCCTTCAGCGTCGCCCCACGAACTCATTTCCGTCGCGTGCAGGAAGCTGATGGCCGACGATCTGCCCAATCCGCCCTTGCCCGTTTTCTTTGTACCAGCCACGCGGTACAGCATCTTGGTGCCGGTGTTCAGCACCAACTGGTTACGGTTGTGATCCTTGATGCCGCGCTTCCAAGAGTCCGGCAGGGATGCGTAGTACAACTCAAGCGTCGAGCGGAACTGATCGCGGGCGCTGTCCTCATGGACCGCCAGCATCCCGTTCATGCCTTTGTGCCTGAACAGCCAGAACATATCGAGAGCCAACGAGATGGTTGAGATACCGGCCTGGCGGCACTTCAACGTCACAAATTCGTGGATATCATCCTCAAGCCCCCGGACGATCTTCTCAAGCACCCACTTCTGAGTGCCAAGCAGCGTGTCGCCCAGCGAGACAAGACCATGCTCCTTGGAGTCGATCTTCAGCGCCTTACAAAACGCCATGAACTGATTGATCGGGAACTTCATCGCATACCCCCAGACGTATCCCAACGTACCTGAAGCCCGCAAGCCACCCCCCGGCCTGCGGGCAACAAGCGTTACTTCTTCGCCTTCTTCTTGGCCTTGGTCGGATAAACCGACTCGCCGGCCAGGTAGTCGTTGCGCGACGAGGCCGAACCCGAAAACTCCTTCGGGATCTTCTTGCCGCTCGACTTAGCAGCAGTCTTTTTCTTAGCAGCCATTTTACTTTCCCTTTGCCGGCTTTGCGGCGGTTGTGTCAACGGACTCTGCGGCTGGGGCGCTTCCCACGTCTCCAGCGGTGCTTTGCTCAACGGCCACGTCAATAGCCGCCACAATCTCTTTACGACGTTCAGCATCGAGTTTCCTCGCAAGCAGAATTGCCAAATGCTCTTCAGTGTCCTGAAGGTAATACTCACCCTTACGCACAAACCCCTTCAGCTCTTCCCACATCTCACTCATGCGCTTCTCCCTTGCCGGCCATCGCCGGAGCCTTCTTTCCGTGATGTAGCGCCTTCGCGCCCAGTTTTCCAGCAGCACGCGCCAGCGCCCTGTCCGCAAACGCACGCTTACTCTTCGGAACCGCCTTCCCGCCCATGCTTGCAATCATCCGGCGCTTCTCCGGCGACATGCTTGCCAGCCCGCGCTTGGACTTCTTTTTCGGCCCGCCTACCTCGTCCATACACCCTCCTTTCTGCCTCAGCCCTACTTAACCCCCCGTCGAACTCCATAATCGCGGCCCTTTCCGCTAGCTCGTACCAGTCCGGTTGCCGATCTCGCTGCCTGTCCAGCATGACTCAACTCCTCAGCGGCCTTCGATGGCCGAAACCGCTCGCGGGGGACCACAATCCAGTCCTCAGCCATGCGGTCCTCAATGCTCGCCTGCCGTGGACGCAAACTCTCCCAGGCAAGCCGAACCACAACCTTCCCCTCAATCTGATGCCGACACGCCGATGCCCAGTCCATCAGCATCCCCGCATCCTCCAA